GCATAGGAGAATCAACTATGTCGGAATATCGTTATAGATCAACGGGTGAGGTTAAAACTCAAGGCCAAATCCGAAACGATCATCCCAACACATCTTTACCCAAAGTCTGGACTGAAGCTACCTGTGACGGTTTAGGTGTTGACCCAGTACTGGAGTCCCCCCAGCCAGCGCCTTCTGGTGACTACAAGGTCGTAATACGTGACGGTGTAGAGCAAGATGCCAATAGTAACTGGGTGTACGCATGGACAGAGCAAGATATGTTCACTGAGTACGAGGATGACGAAGGAAACACAGTTACTGTACAAGAGCAGATCGACGCTTACGAAGCAAAAAAACTAGCAGACAAGCGTGAGTCTTTGGTAGTAACCATGCGTCAAGCACGACTAGCGTTATCTCAAGTAAACAAGTTAAGTCTTGTTGACGAAGCTATTGCAGAGATGGAAGAACCTGACAAGACAACAATATCTATTGAGTGGGAGTACGCTACTCAGGTTGAGCGTGTATCTCCTTGGGTTGATACTATGAGTGCTGAACTAGACATGACTGGTGAAGAAATGGACGACCTGTTTGAACTGGCGGTAACTCTGTAATATGAACAGCGTGGGAAGCACATCTATGATGGACAACAGGCTTGACCGCATAGAGCAAAAGCTTGACAAGCTAACTGAAGCGGTATCTCAGATTGCCCGTGTGGAAGAGCAGTTACTGTCTGCTTTCAAACGCATGGATCGACACGAAAAAAGACTAGACGATCAGGAGGATGACATACGAGAGTTAGAGAACGTAGTCATGGTGAACTCAAACTCTGTCAAGAACGCAGAGAGGTTTTTCTGGATTGCTGTTAGTGCGTGTGCATCCCTTGTTGTTTACATGATGCGATAACCTATGTGGCAAGCAATTATATCACCTATCGCTACGCTGCTTGGTCAAGTTCTAAAGAACAAAGCTGAAGAAAAAACAGCGTTACACGAAGCTAAGATGGAGGTAATTAAAACCACTGCATCTTGGGAACAGCTCATGGCAAGTGCTAGTGCTACCTCGTGGAAAGACGAGTGGTTTACATTGTTGCTCTCAGCGCCTGTAGTTGCTGTTGTATGGGGCATTGGGATGAACGATGTGGAAATACTAGATCGTATTGGTCTTGCCTTTGAGGAGCTTAACAGGCTTCCTGATTGGTATCAGTACCTATTGTTTATGGCAGTGTCTGCATCGTTTGGTATACGTGGTGCTGACAAGCTACTTGCGTTGAAGGGGAAGAAGTAAATGGCTATTGGAGATCAGTCTAACAACCCTATTTACGATTATGTAACCCCAGAAGGTACTATAACTAACCCGTTTTTTAGTGGTCGGATACAAATAATAGGCACTCCTAACCTAGACGCAGTTCGTTCTGTTAACGCAGCTTATCGTGCAGGAATACGTGCGGACAGAGCATTATGTAACGCTGCTGGTGGTTTAGTAGGCGGTGGTGGTTCACAGTGTTACTTTGGCGAAGCAGCTTACGACAAAGCTCAAGAGATTCTTGTTGGCAATGCTCCTGAAGGAATTAAAAATAAAGCTCAAGAATGGCTAGAAGCTAACACTGATGCAGAGGGTGTTTATGTAGATCCCGGCGAAGCTGGTACAGGATCTGAAGACGATGATGACGCCTTGGGAGCACAAACAGACGCTGAAGGAAACATCATTGTAGACGCTGACGGAAACTTAGTTTTTAGAAATATTATTCCGGGCCTAATTTTAGGGGACTTTGATACAGATATTTTAGGGGATCTTTCAGGTGGCGATAGTAGTGCTGCTACTGATAGCAACGATTCCACGGTTATTACATCTACTAATGATACTACAATTACTAATGGTGGTGAAGACACTACAGTTACTAATGGTGGAGATACTACAACTACTGGTGGTGGTGAGATTGTTAACAACACAGGTGAGCCTGTTACTACTGGAGGTTCAGAAGTTGTAGGAACTGGAGAAACTCCAGTAGGTTCAGAGTATAGATGGAAGTACATAGGGGACGGTTGTTTTGTTCAGATAGACGAAAGCGGAAACGAAATACCCGGAACTAAAGTTTGTGATCCTGATTATGTAGAAGAAGATTACGAGTACTACGAAGTAGGCGGTATATTTGGCAGGGGCGATGATCCTCCTTTTGGTGAGCCTACAGGTGGCGATGGCGGCAACGGCGGTGACGATGATGACGATGATCTTAATGAGGGCGATGCCTGCCAACTTGAAGATGGTAGTACTGGCGTTATTAAGAATGGTGTTTGTCAAGCTGTAAGTGACGTTACTACATCGACTACAGATACACAAGATACAACAGATGCTCCCCCCCAACAGGGTCAGTTCTGTGACTTACCTAACGGAGAAAGAGGTGTTATTAACGATAGGGGCGAGTGCGTTCCTATAGAAGCTCCAGTAGAAGGTAGTGTTTGTTTCCTTGAAGGTGGAGGAACTGGTGTAATTGTAGAAGGTGTTTGTGTTCCTGCTAATGTGACCAGAGGAGGAACTAATGGAGGAACTGATGGAGGCACTACTGATGGACCTCCTGATATTGGTGGACCAAAGCCGGGAGACGCCTGTGAGATGCCTGATGGAACTCCGGGAACTATAGGCGAAGACGGACAGTGTACTAAAGGTAGCGGCGGAGGAATTTGTGTTACGTCTGACGGCGAAAAAGGAAGAACTGATCCTACTACTGGTGAGTGCATTGGAACTGGGGATGGTCCGGGAAACGGTGGTGACGGTGAAAATGGTGATGATGACGGAGATATACCACTTGCAGCAGCACCCTCCAGAGGTATGTTTAGCTACAACCCCGCTGACCCTTACGGTTTAACTTATGAAAAACAAACTGTACCCGGCGCTGAACTATCTCCTGCGGTGGACTACGCAGCAGAACTATTGACTCCGACACAAGAACTAGATGGGTTGCTTGCAAGGCTAACAAAAAACAGGCTGTTTGAGGGTTTAATATAATGACTTTACAAGAACAAATGGCTCAGTCTGGGTTTACGCCTACTCAAAGAGCTTTAGACGCTGACGCTTACATAGCAAGCAGAAACCCACAAGATCACCCCGATGAGTTTAGTTTTTTAGGTTCTATGGGTTATACCTATACCGGGCCTGCTCGTTTTTACAGCTCGGGTACTGAGTACACTACCTTTTTAAACAGCCAAGCAAGTAGTACTCCTTTTCAAAATGCAACTGAGGTAGCTAAAGCAATAGACGCCAACCCTAAAATTCCTACAGGAGAGGGTATTTTTGCTCCGATTGGAAGTTCACAAAATACGTCAACAACTAATAACGGGATGTTGACAGGACAGTCTCAAAACACAGCTACAAGCACAACCACAAACACAGGCACAGGTGCAGGTGCAGGTGCAAATGCAAATAACACTTCATCACAAATTTCTAGAGCATCTGTAGCTGATATTAATGCTTTGTATCAAAAGTACTTAGGCAGGGACGCAAGACAATCAGGTTTAGATTACTGGAGAAGCACAGGCGAATACGCAGACCGTGGTATTCAAAACCTAGACGATATTGAGTACAACATATCTATATCTGACGAGGCTATAGAGTACGCACAAAAACAAAAACAACAACAAGAAAACACAAACGTAACTATTAATCCTGCTACGTTTACTTCAAGTCCACCTCAAGGATTGACCTATAATCGTCCTCAACTACCATCAACAGCACCTGCCCCATCAGTAAAAAACGTAGACTACGTAAAGATGTTAAGAGGGGCGTTAGCCGACAGTTTGTTTAAGGATCTTGTATGACATATTTAAACTTAGTAAACAATGTCCTTAGACGTTTGCGAGAGGACGAAGTAACAACCGTCAACTCTAACACGTACAGCAAGATGGTTAGCGACTTTATTAATGATTCTAAGGAATTAGTTGAAACTGCATGGGACTGGTCTGCGCTGCGGCAAACACTCACAATCTCGACCGTGGCAGATGACTACACCTATTCACTAACAGGTAGTGGTGACAAAGGCAAAGTCTTTCGGATTATCAACGATACGTCCAACTGTGAGCTTCAGTATCAGACGCAAGCATGGTTTGATAACGAGTTCTTTGTAAACAACCCGGTATCTGGTGCACCTAAGTACTTTACTTATAACGGTGTAGATACTAACGGCGACACACAGATTGACGTTTACCCAAAGCCTGATGGCGTTTACTCGCTAAAGGTCAAGATTGTTAACCGCAATGTTGCTTTGGCTTCTGACTCAGACACGTTAGCTATTCCTAGTCAACCCGTAATTCACATGGCAGTAGCTCTTCTTGCTAGAGAGCGAGGTGAAACAGGCGGTACATCTACAGCTGAGTACTTTGCTATCGCTGACAAATACTTATCAGACGCTATCGCTATAGACGCACAAAAACACCCAGAAGAAACTATCTTCTACACACCGTAGGAACTACTATGGCACAGCCACTACAAAGTATAAACTTAGTTGCTCCTGCGTTCAAGGGGATCAACACAGAGGATTCTCCTATTGCACAGGATCCCTCTTTTGCTGAAGTTGCAGACAACGCAATCATTGACAGGCGTGGTCGTTTGGCTTCACGGCAGGGTAATGCTGTTGTTACCACAAACAAGACTGTTTTAGGTACTGATTACTTGCACAACGTACACGAATTTTACGACAGTGCAGGTAACGAAGTAATCTTTAGTACTGGTAACAACAAGATTATGACAGGCACAACTACTCTGGTGGATGCCACACCGGGGTCGTACACGATTACTGCTAATGATTGGAAGATCGTAAACTTTAACGAAAAAGCGTATTTTTTTCAACGTGGGTACGATCCTTTGGTATACGACAATGCCAACGGGTTGAGGACGTTTACTGTTGCAAATGGCGGTGCTACTAACGCTACCTTTAAAGCTCACGAGGCCATTGCTGCTTTTGGTAGGTTGTTTATTGTAGGCAACGCAACTGACCACAACACTATTTATTGGTCTGATCTGTTAAACGGAAACGCATTTACTGGTGGCTCTAGTGGGTCTATTGATGTGTCTAAGGTTTGGCCTAACGGCTATGACAAGGTTGTTGCATTAGCAGCTCACAACGGCTTTTTAGTTGTGTTTGGCGAAAACAACACGATTATATACAGCGGAGCCGACAGCCCAGCGTCTATGTCTTTGCATGACACTATTCCGGGTGTTGGTTGTGTTGACCGCAAGAGCGTACAGAACATCGGTACTGACCTACTATTCTTAACCCAAACAGGGTTGCGAGGTCTCGGCAGAACTATACAAGAAAAGTCTCTGCCTATTACAGACTTGAGCAGGAACATCAAGCAGGAGATCATTGCTAACATATTGGCCACCTCAGTTCCCGTGAGTTCTGTGTACAGTCCTGAAAATTACTTTTACCTTCTGTGCTTTCCAGATCTTAACCTTGTCTACTGTTTTGACGTCAGGGGTTTGTTAGAAAACGAATCATACAGAGTAACACGTTGGCCTAGTGTGGACTTTAAGAGTTTTGCGCGAGACAGAAATGGTGACATATACATCGGCACAACTGCTGGACTAGGGAAGTACAACAACTATCTGGATAACGGTGGTTCTTACCGCTTCAGGTACTTTAGCCCCGGTCTTACTTTTGGTGACCCAGCACGAATTAAGATGTTGAAGAAAATTAGACCCACTCTGATTGGAGGAAACAACTCAGACATATTCCTCAAGTGGGCTTACGACTTTTCAACATCAGCCAGTAGTAGCACGTTTAGGACTAGTTCTGACGTACCGGGTTTCTTTGGTCAGTCTGAGTACAACGTTGCTCAGTACTCTGAAGAGGGCATTACCCTGAGTAGAAACT